CCCTCCCGCTCCCACTAGAATCCGAGAGTAAAACCAAGCGGGAGGCTGGGCTAGGTACTCTGGACGGAACATTGTTCTCTATACTCCACGATTGTTTAATCGAAAAATATATAGAACGTGCAGTTGTTTTTTGGTTTTTACTCATCTACTCGCTGTCCATGTCGACCGCGTCGAAGCTGGCGTCAAAGCTGGCCGCGAGGTTGCGGCGCACACGAATGGGAGCCGGAGGAGGCGTCAGGGCCTGAAGCGTGCGATTCGGCGTCCCCACCTCCTCGTCGTCGTAGGGCTCGTGCTTCTCGGGCTTGAACCAGATACGGAGGTGGATGTTCTCCACATCCACGGAGTGAGCGATATCGACGTAGCGGAATTGCTCCGTCAACTGCTCGTAGCCGTCAGAGTCCTCAAGGAGCTTGTTGAGATCGAGACGGGGATCAGAGTCCAGGTTCTGAGCGTCCCAGAACCGCGGATACGTGACATCGACGTACGCCCGACGCCCGTTGAAGATGGCGAGACGGAACTGGGTGACGATATCTGCCTCGTCGATCTTGTCCCGCATCTCCGCTAGGACGTTGGAGATGATGCGGCGACGGTAGGACTCGCCCTCGGCGGCGGCCTCGAGAATGTAGTTGCGCTGGTTGAGAGTGATCATGGTGTTCGACATCTTAACACGCTTCCTGGTTTGCGTGGCGGGATCAAATCCATTTTAGACGAGGGTACTCACGATGAAGTTATTCAGCAGATGCGAGGCCACCACCGCCACTGCACCCAGCACACCGGCGCCCTGCCACGACAGAACTCCACCTGACGTATAGGCATTCGGCACATACTTCAGAAGCAGATCACGAGGTGCCGACAGGGACAGCGCCACCGTCACCAGGAAGAACGACACATACAGAGTCAGATTCGCCCACATCAGACGCATCATCGGCAGACTCGGCTTGAACGACGGCGCCATATGCGTGCGCGGGTGGTGATCTGAACCCGCAATACCGGGCACAGGTCCAGCCGACTGCGGACCCTGGGGAGACGGAAGGAGGGCATCCAGCGGCGTGGCGTCAGAGTCCATTGTTTATGAAGAAGACGGGATTTCACAGGTTGCATCTTCCACGCGATAGGTATAACACTTGCCATCAATCTTAGTCGTCTTGCTTGTCACATCTTTTAGCGGAAGTGCTAGGGTGCGATAGCTGTCATAGTTCCGATGGAAGATCAGGACGGAGATCCCAAAGCCGATGATGAAGGAGAAGAAGGCAGAGGCCCGTTCCAAGCCCCGAGAGACGTTGATCATCCCTTATTGCTTTACACCTGCGAGAAGATTGAAGGACACTGACGACTCATCACAAGGAACCTCAATGGCGTTCGCACGGACACATCCGGTATCGGTGTGAAAGACACCCCTATCGTGAGGTTGAGGAACCTCCGGATGTTTGCGGGCAGGAGGGATGATGACACAGGCAAGAAGCATTCCAACAATAACACCTGCTGTGATCCACAGAGGTTGAATCATTATTGATTTTCCAGATAATAAAAGATGGCCATGGCAATGGGTGTGGTAACTAAACCAGAATAAGGTACCAAGATAGCTAAGGCCGTGAGAACGTAGGCTACTGTGAGATGTCCTGCAAGAACCAGAACACGGTAGGTAACAACCACACTAAACGCCCACAGAATCGACAACAAGATAGTAACAAAATATCCCAGACCCGTTGACAGGAATCCGGCGACTTTCCACGTTGTAGACGGGGGATTTGGATCTTCCACCTTAGGTTTCACAACTGCCTTCGCTCCTGGAACTCCAGTTGTGTATGTTTGACCATCGGGAATCATCAGAGTCTGTTCGTTCCCGTTTGCATCAACGATGTCAAGAGTCAGCCGTCGACCGTTGATGATGTTTGCCGTTGAGTTCTGCTGAGCGATCTTTGTCTGAAGGGCCGTCGCCTCCAAGTGGGCAGTTTGTGTTGCAATACAGGCGGTATCGTTTGCATTACCCTGACACTTCTTAATGGCCTCATCCTTGATGTCCTTCTTATCCTCATCTGTAAGGTTGGCAACGTTCGGAGTCAGAGACACAGAGGGAACTAAACTAGAATTAGCTGTGATATTCAGGTGTGAACCATCCTTGACCATCTTTTGAACAGACTTGGTGATGTCTGTAGCAGAGTTCTCATCACCCCAGGTTGCTTGCTTAATAGTCAAGCTCATTGTTAGTTAGCAAACACGAAATTCGCCAGACCGCTTGTAATGCGGAGGAAATTGATCGATTCCACATAGACACCAACATTATAGGTGTAGGCAAAGATCACGTTGTCTCCGTTAGAGTTCACCACCACCGTAACAAGCTGATCAGGCGTGAACAACTTACACTGGGCCGTAGGAATGATCACGGGATTCGGACTAAAGATCGACGACTTGAGAACGTTCTCAACCCGCTGGGAGGCCACACCCATGGCCGTTGGAATCGGCTGTATAAGGGTAAGACGAAGAATGGTCTTGTTGAACATGCTGGCATTCAGTGCACCGCTCGGTTGATATAGATCGTTGTTCAGAGCAAAGGAGTACTGATAGACACCCGGAAGACCAGGCGCCTCTCCTGTCGTATGCTTGTACATCTGAATGAGGGAGAAGTAGTTCGTCGGCTTCACCGTGAAACGTTCCTTTCCATCAAGAAGGATCACACCATCGATAACAGGATCGCGGGGAAACACAGATGTAATTTGCTTTTGCCCACTCGAGTAGAGGAAGGTCTGTGTTTGCGTTGAGTTGTTGACGGTTGAAAAGGTGTCCGTATTTGTACTTGTAAACGGAGAGGACTTGGGATTGTCCCAGTTCGTGTAATTGTCCCAGTCATTGGTCAAGATCTTGTCAGTACGCTGTGCCGTAAATACAAGACGAGTCACGAGATTGAAGGCAGGAAGCACAGAGTCACTCGTTCCATACTGACCTGTATTGTTCAGGTAACGGATATTCTTGACTAGGATGGTCTGATCTGCCATAGCTAATTGATTCATCTCCATCTCTGTCATATAGGCAAAGTTACCCTCCAGATAGGGATCCGGAAAGAACGCCGTGAGTCCTGGGTTCGATGGGTATCCACCTGTAGTAGGGGGAGAGAGAAAGGGAGCGATCGTTCCTCCTCCCGAAATACGCTTACCATACGTTGGCGAGGCAGGAACTGTATCAAGGATGGTGAATAGGTCTGCCAGAGGACGATAGACCACGTTAATTGCAACATCCGAATTCTGCATAGCCACCAGTGGAAGAGCCAGACCCGGGTTCTCGCAAAACCAAAAGTGAAGAGGAATGGTCAGCTGACGAGAGCGAATCGAGGGCTCGGGAATCTTGGTATTGGGTCCAATGCCCGGATAGGCCGCCGGAGCAATCGCATGGGGGTATTGGTTCTGCCGTACATTAGCGTTGGCAGGATCGTAGAGCTCGGGGACATTTCCAACCATCTGATCTATGATCTTGCGCTTGTTCGTGTCATGGGTCAGGTAGGAATACATCTTCATCCATTCTCCCGTCATGGTCTGAAGAACCTGACCGTTGGCTGTGATCTCAACGTGATCAATCAGGTTGTAGCCAATATTCTTAATCCACTGGAATTCGTATCCGATCGAATTAGAACGCTGATCGTATCCAGTGGGAGGCTTAACACCTGTTCCTAAGTATGTAAGAGGAGACCAGATATCAGGGAGAGTGATGATCAGATACGTATCCAGTAAAACCTGGGCGTACCGGTCGATACGACACGAAATCTTTCGTGTGGTGTTCTGAGCGAACTGCAGATTCGTGCTCGTGAACGTCATTCGGATCGACTCCATAGCAAAATTTGTATGACGACGATAGACCGCACGGAAGTGTGTCAAGGTCGGATTTCCATTGACAAGTTCGTTCTGTGCGCCTACAGCGACAAGCTGGATAAGTCCTCCAGGCATTACTATTGTGATTAGACAAGATACGGTTGAATGCCTGTATACGCAGGTGTGTAGGACAGCGTACCGCCCGAAACCAC